CTGGAGGCACATCTAACGGTATCACAAACTTAACGGCAGCAGAAGGTGGTACAACATCAAAAGTTTCATTGACTTGTGCAGCTGCTCTTGGTACAAACGGAAACGGCGTAACCCTCGCCGAAACCCTCACCGCGGGGTCTGTAAACTCGCCAACAGCCGGTGGTACTACCGGTGTGCCCTCCATCGGAGACGCTATCTTCGCAATCTCTGGTGCTCTCAAGGGTGCAGACAAGGGACTTAGAGTCAACTGCAGAATGCCTGATATTCGACTGCGACTTTCCGCATCTGATGGTGGACTTTCCGATCCAACCCGTGCATACTTCGGTATCGACACAGGTAGAACTTCTGGCTCAGCCGCTTTCGACATTAGCACCAAAATGGTAAACAGAGTCATTTCAGCCGATGGCGCCCTTGACGATAACTCCACAGCTAACGTTACGGGTATCGATGGATATGGCTACATCTTCACTATGGACGATCTTGTCAATAACAGTGGAGTAGCCTTCTATCAGTCTGGTTCCAGAAAGCTTGGCACTAGTTACACGGCAACAGCCGATGATTATAATGCACTTCTTGAGCTTGGATACGACTCGTTCACTGCTCCTTTCTGGGGTGGATTTGACGGATTTAACATTCGCCTCCCAGACCCAATGTACAACAATGGTATGGGTGACGGGGCAACAGATCGCAAGAGCATGATCTTTAACTCTATCAAGAGAGCTATTGATACTGTAGCCGATCCAGAGTTTGTCGATGTTAACATGATCGTACAGCCCGGACTGACTAATGCTCAGCTTACTGAACACATTGTTAATGTCTGTGAAGATCGTGCGGATGCAATGACCATTATCGATCTACCAAACGTGTATCTTCCACCTCACGAAGAGAGAAAAGACACCAAAGCAGGTAGAATCGCTACAACACCGAAACAAGCTGCCACCGCGTTAGCAAACAGAAGAATTGACTCTTCATACGGTGCGACGTTCTACCCATGGGTCAACACCAGAGACGAAGTTTCCGGTCAGAATTTGTGGATTCCACCATCTGTTGCTATGATGGGTGTTTTGGCCTCATCTGAGCGTAGATCACAACTGTGGTTCGCGCCGGCCGGGTTCAACCGCGGCGGCCTTTCCGAAGGTGCTGCTGGTATCCCAGTCAGCAACGTTTCAGAAAGATTAACTTCCAAGCAAAGAGACTTACTCTATGAAGCTAACATCAACCCGATCGCTTCGTTCCCATCCAGTGGAATCGTAGTCTTCGGACAAAAAACGCTCCAAGAAAGACAATCTGCGCTTGACAGAATTAATGTAAGAAGACTTGTTATTTTCTTGAAGAAGCAAATTTCACTTATCTCTACGAGAATCTTGTTCGAACAAAACGTTCAAGCAACATGGAACCGATTCATCGCCCTTGTTGAGCCGTTCTTACAGAATGTGAAGAGTAACTTTGGTATCTCAGACTACAGGCTTATCCTTGACGAGAGTACTACTACCCCTGATCTTGTGGATCAGAATATCATGTATGCTAAAATCATGATTAAGCCCGCTAGGGCAATCGAGTTCATCGCGATTGACTTCGTGGTAGCCTCAACTGGTGCGTCTTTTGACGACTAAAATAAACTTAGACACTATATAAATTATACAAGGAGAACCTAAGAAATGCCATTCTGGTCAGAAAATTTTGGAGATGAGGGGAGAGACCTCAAAGATCCAAAACGTCAATTTAGATTTAAAGTAGAATTCACAGGAATTAACGCAGCCCCCGGGGGTAGTGTTATGTGGTATGCAAAAAGTGCTACGAAGCCTTCATTTTCTGTTAACTCAGCAGAACATGTTTACTTAAACCACAAATTTTATTATCCCGGCGCAGTGACATGGAACGAAGTAAGTGTAGTCCTTGTGGATCCTAGAGACCCAGATGTGGCAGCTACTCTTTCGGACATTGTAGAGCTTTCTGGATATAAGCCACCAACCGATCCATTTTCTCTTGGAACGATGTCAAAGCAAAAAGCTGCCGGTGCATTAGGCACTGTCTTTATCACCCAGATCGATGGCGACGGGGCAGAGATTGAAAAATGGTCGTTGCACAACGCATTTATTTCTGACTTAAAATATGGTGATTTGGCATATGGCAATGATGATTTGGTAGAATTAACCGTTCAAATGAAATATGATTGGGCTGAGCTTGACAGCGTTGAAGGTAGGTCTGCACACGCAACCGGAACTCAGAAGAGTAGATTCTTTTTCCAATAAGCCGTTAAAAAAACATCAAATGATGCTATAATAATTTATATCTAGAAACGAAGAGGTGTATATTGTCTAGAAATAGTGATAGAATAGGGGGAGCCGCCCAAAACCAAGATGCGAGCCCCCCACAGCAAGCAATGCAAAATGCAGAATCAAACGATTTCTCATTTATTGTTCCTACTGAATTAGTTGATTTACCATCGAGGGGTTTATTTTATCCCGATGGTCATCCGCTTAAAAATAGTGAAACAATAGAAATCAAGCAAATGACTGCCAAAGAAGAGGATATGCTAACCTCACGGACTTTATTAAAGAAGGGTGTGGCGCTTGATAGGGTCATGCAAAGTATTATAATTGATAAAGCAATCGATCCAGAGTCCATTTTAGTGGGTGACAGAAATGCGATCCTTGTAGCGACTAGAATTTCCGCATATGGCAGCGACTATGATACTAAAGTCACCTGCCCTGCATGTGGTACAGTTCAAGAATATTCTTTCAACCTTAATGGGGTTGGAATTACCGATGTGTCAAATTACCAAAAAATACCCGAGGATGTTTCGCTGACCGAAACAGGTACTTTTCTTACCACGTTACCAAGAACCGGCTTAGATGTAGAATTTAGGCTGTTAACAGGTAACGACGAGTCAGAGCAGGTTAAAGCCGTAGAGATGGATCGGAAATCTCGGGGTCAGCATGAAAAAAATGTTACCAGACTACTCAGTAACATTATAGTGACAGTAAATGGCAATTCAACCGCTCAAGCAATTAATTATGTTGTTCAAAATCTTCCCTCAGTAGACGCGAGACATCTGCGTACAATCTATAGGGCCGTAAACCCAAATGTTGATATGACTCAGCATTTTGAATGTGTCGAGTGTGATCATGAACAGGACATGGAGGTGCCGCTCACCGCGGACTTTTTTTGGCCTGACCGATGATTACATGGAAAGTGTCTACGAACAGTTTTTCTTTCTAAAATACAGCGGTGGTTGGTCAGTAACAGAGGCCTACAATTTACCAATTGGTCTCAGAAAATGGTTTGTTGAAAGATTAGCAAAACAACTTAAAGATGAGAAAGAGGCGATTGAAGAAGCGCAAAGAAATGCGGGCTCTGGAAGATCTCAAACATACACATTAGGGGATAATTCCCCCAAACCACAATCATATAGCAAAAAATACTAGGCAAGGTTTATTCTTGTCTTTTTTTGTATAAACTATTTACTTTTAAGGAGATATCTAGGTGGCTGCTTCAATAGACGATCTTATTAAGGTGATGGAAAAATTCATGAGCCAAACCGCTGCTGATAAGGGGTTGGCTGCAGCCGCTAAGATGGCTGAAAAAAGAGCAACTGCCGAAGAAAAATCGGCTAAAGCACTTGAAAAAGCGGCCAAACTTGCGAACCAACGAAAAAAAGATCTTGAATCTGAACTTGAAGACCTTCATGAACAAGAAAAGACCTTCAAAAGAATAGAGACCATTGGAAAAGGCGCCGCGGCCAGAATGGAAGCTGCAAAAAATAGGGCAGAACTTCAAAGAGATATTGCCGTAAATCAATTGAAGACAGAAAAAGCAATAACCGAAGAAAAATTAGCTCAAGCTGAAGCTGCCGGCGATCCAAACCTTATTTCTGAATACACAAAAAAGATTCAGGATCTCGATAAAGCAGTCGCCCAAAAAAATCGCACCACAAAGGTCGAGACAGAGGCGATGCTTCGAACTAGTGAAAATTATAAGATGGCCATGGAATTTATGAACTCTTCCATAATGGTTTATGGAAAACATGAGTTTGCAAATGTCTCAATGTTGCAGTCATTTAGATCACTCGCAACGGTTATGACTACTTTCCGCGGCAGCATGGAGGTGTTCGCTGGTACATTAATTTCTCTGACAAACACTATGTTTGCGTTTACGATGCAGATTGACACACAGACGCATGCAATCATGAGAAACACCGGTGCATCAAGAGCAAATGCTGATGCGATGATGGCGAACGCACAAGCACTCTCATATTTTGGGGTTACAGCAGAAGATATCACAGAAGCAGTCACTTCTCTGAGAACAGAGTTTCAAGATTTTACCTTTTTTACAGTTGATACTCAAAATGAAATCAAAAATACAGCCGTTCTTCTAGACCAGCTTGGAGTTAGTTTTAACGACAGTTCACGCGCAATGCAAAACATGACTGTCTCAATGGGATTAACAGGACGGTCCAGCGTAGCAGCCGCAAGAGATCTCACCGACTTTGCACATATCATAAAAGTGGTACCGAAAGACCTTATGTCTAATTTCGCCGCCGCTGGAGATAGTTTGGCTAAATTTGGAGATGAAGGAATTAGCGCATTCAAAGAATTAGCTATTCGTTCTAAGGTTACAACGTTAGAAGTTGAAAAAATGCTTCGTATGGTTGAGAAATTTGATACATTTGAGGGCGCCGCAGAACAAGCTGGTAAACTTAACGCCGCTCTTGGTGGTAATTTTGTAAACGCCATGGATCTGATGATGACGACAAATCCGGCAGAACGTTTTGACATGATTCGAGACGCCATATTAAATACTGGACTTACTTTTGATGATATGTCATACTATCAGAGAAAGTTCTTTACTGAAGCGGCTAACCTAGAGTCAGTAGCTGATTTAGCTAAAGTTGACGCTACGCTTTCGCCCGGACCAACGGGAGTGCTTGCAAACCTTAAAGCAGTATCTGCTAAATCAAACAACATTTGAGATTTTGCCATTCTTTGAGCATCTGTAAAAGTGACTGTCATCTTTTTAAATTCTTCTAATTCTACTTCTTCAAACTTACCTGTCTTCTTGTAAATTTTATTTCTAGCAAGTGTAGATAAAAAAGGTATTTTTTCTTTTACTAATTGTCTTAAAGATAATAAGTCTAATTTATCTAAATGTTTTGAAAGC